AAAAATTAAAGAGTTAATGAAAACCAAAAATGCTAGTCAAAGGAAAAAATTAATAGAGCAGTTAGGATTTTTAGGATGGAATGTAGATGAACTTACAGGTATTCTTAATTCTGCTGGAGTAAATGACATATTATCTAGAGATAGAGATGGTGATTTATTTTCTAATTTAAAAATGGAAGAAAAGGAAAGAGATAAAATAATATCTCTTGGAGCTGGAGGTACAAGAGGACCTTCAACACTTATTACTGGAAATCAAGGCGATACAATTTATAATAATCACACTTATATTCAAGGCTCTCAGCTGCACTCTGTTTTTGAAGGAGTTACCAGTGATATGCTCGCGTACCCATAATAGCTACTAAAAAGGGGACTTTCGTCCCCTTCTCAAATTAAGCTTCAGCTGCTAGTTTAGCAAAATAACTCATAGTGTCATCATTGTCCGAATCAGCTCTAGCTACTGGATCAGCAGCTGTCGCAACAGGATCAGACATTGCAGGTGCATCGTTAAATGGTGCATCATCTTCGACTGCTTTAACTTCCTCACCTAATACACGTGTCAACTTAAGATTAAGTTCACTGTAAGATTTAAATGACGATGGATCAGTAAACTCATTAAGCGAATGCTGTTGATTGTAAATACCTTCTAACACAGAATCATCTGCATTTAAAGCTTCAGCATTAGCAAACTCAGATCTATCATAGTTCCTGTAACCAGCAACATTAGCGATCTTCATTTTAAAGTTAGCACCTTTCCACATATCAAATGGGTTAACTGGTGATTCATCTTGAAACTTAGGTTGCATGCTATCCATAATCTTCTCAAAGATTTTAGCACCGTAAGTATATAGAAATACTTTACCTTCGTTTTCAGGATTTTCAGGATCTGAAACAACATAAATGTTACTAACATAATGTAAACGTCTCTTACGCTTACGTGCAGTATCTTTATCTGCCTCAATACCTGTATTCCAAAGTTTAGAATTCATCTCTGACACAGGATCGTCTTTACTAATAGTAGTTAGTGATTTCTCAACATACCATTGTCCAGTTGGTCCTTGAAAGAAGTGGTCCCAGTATTTAGCCCAAGGTAAGTCATCACCTTCAACTGCAGGTAAGAAACGAATAACTGCGTATCCATTGCCTGCTTTATCTACTGTGGGTTTCCACATACGATCGTCGCCGTATGATTTCTTCTCTGTGGTGCTTGTTCCGGCCGCACCAACTAATGCGCTCATGTCATTAGCTTTAGCCTTTAAGTCTGCAAAACTCATTATACTTCTCCTTTAAAAATTTATATTAATTTGTATCGTTTATATTATAACATACTTTTGCTAAAAGTACATGCTTATTTAAAGATATCAACAATAATCCGTTTAAACTTATTATCATCAAACTTTAAGAAAGCTTGATATTTCGATATCTTTGTAAACAAATCAGGCCATAGAATAGTTTCTGTGATCTGATTGTTTGCTCTATTAATAAACCCAGTCAAGCGGTTTATTATGCACACTGTCTCTAACGACACTGTGCCTTCGAGATGAAGCTGGACAATTCTTGGATATGTATCTTCTATCTCCAAGAGATCATCAAACTTTACATCTGAAATCTGTTCTAACTCATTCCTAAATACATAAGACATACTATCTATAACTTTTAGGAACTTAGTATAAGTCTCTTCGTCTCTGATCATATCACCGCTGTACTTATTACCTGCTACTTGATGTGCAGCAAAGTACATAATAATATCATCTTTACTCTTAAACCTTTTACCAATTTTCGTTAACTGAAATTTATCTGGCCTTTTCCAATACGTCTTTTCAGTTACGTTAGTTTTAAAATTATACTTAAAGCAATCGTAAGATCCATTAAAGTGGAGGTTAATTGCGTTATGTAATGTAAAGGCCTCATATCCTGTCATTCTCATATAGGCAACATTGCTGAATGCCCACCTTGAAGTAGGTTGAGTTTCTTTGCCTCGAACTCGATATGCTCTACTATTTCCTTCGAGATCAGTTTTTTGCTGTCTCTAATGTCAATCTCGTTGTCCTCACATACTGTTATGACAGCATCCATGTATTGACAACCTTTATGAGTACGAACATATGTTTCAACTAAACCTGAGAATGCTTTCTTATTTAGATCCTCACTCATTTTTGGTACCCATCAGCGTCATAAGCTGGAGCAATTGTAGCCCATAATACTGGCTTCTCTTCATCTTCACCATAGAAATCAAGAGACCATACACCTTCTCTTAGATATGTTTCGCAATGGTTTTTATATGCTCGTGCTGAGGCAAACTTGGCTTCTGCACCTTTTTCGCCACGATGGATTGCTTGTCTTAAAGTTGACATTTTTTCTTTTGTAACTTTAATATAGTTTTTAACATTGGCCATTGACAAGCCATGATCTTCATCTAATGCTAACACATTAGCTGCAATGTTTTTATAGGTTGTAGGTTTCTTCGCTGCTCTTGCTTTTGCTAGATTAGCAGCTGCTGCCTTACGTTGCTCTTCACTCATCTTACGTTTTGCCATAATGTAAATCCTATTTAATTAATGTTAGATATATTATAACATAGATTGTACGTAAAGTACATAGCTATCCTTTATATATTTTATAAATGTGATCTTCAAATGCTTCTACCTTCTCAACACGATTAGGCCATTTAATCATTTCTTTTTCTGGATTTGCCTTTAAGTTGTTGAGTAAGGGTGTAATTGCATTGTATAACTTGTCTAACCTGTTTTGTGTTGTTTCAGCTGTAGCTGTAGATGCCGTTGCCTTTTTAGCAACATCTAATTCATCTTCATCGACCAGCGTAAACCCGAAATCAAAATCTGCCATATTATCCCTTTAGTAATTTTATACCCAAACACCAGTTCTCTGCTGCATCTTCCACATAGCCTAAAGCTTTGTATGGAAAATCTTCTTGCATAATACGATTACCAGCTGGGTCTTTATATGTGATTGAAAAAAATGAATGTTCACCATCCATTCCTGTTACTACTTGATAAATTTTTGCAACACTACCATCTTGCTTATAGTGTTCGCTCATTAGTTTTGTATTATTATATTCCATCATGTCTCCAATAATTTAAGGATGGGGGACCTAATAAGGAAAGTCCCCCAAGTTACTTAGAGTACCATACCTAAGTTAGAACGATAGTTTTGCCTTTAATGAAACTGTGGCATCTGCACTATCAATTTGTTTCCACGAACCTGTCCAAATACCGCGAGTTAACTCAACAGTTTTTGTGGTTACAGGTGTTGCAGCGTCTGTCTTATTCCAAATACCTTTAACCGTACCTAGAGTACCAATAGCACGAGACACTGAAAATTCATTGTCATTCGTTGCACCAGCATTTCTATCCATAACTGCTTCAAGACCTAATCCCATAACAGTAGTTCCAACTGTTACTTCAGAGTTGTGTCCTGCCGTGACTTTGTTGTGTACCACTTTAGCAGTTACACCAGCAGATGTAATTGATGCAGTAGTTTCTCTTGTGTCAGCTGTAACATTAGTCATTGCAATTGCAATACCACCTAGAGTACCACTTGCGTCAACTTCTGTTGAACCACCACTTACTTGACTAAGACCAACTGTGTATGCACCTAGTGTAGTGCTAACGCCAATCTTCGTTACATCAGGATCATCACCTGACCAGTCACCAATCTTTAGAGTAAGAACACCAGCTGTGCTCTCTACCCACATATCGTCTACGCTGAAATCTTTATCTAAAACAACAGTTACGCTTGACGCTCCTGCAGTTCCTTTCATTGTAGTATGAATGTCTTGAGCATACGTACCATGTGAATCTAGTGTACCCTCATACAAACCCGAAAGACTAATACCAGCAAACGTAGTTGCAGATACTGCCATTGCCGCCGTCGCGACTAGTAGTTTTTTAAACATATTACTTTCCTTTTATTTAAACAAAAATATCCTTTTTTGAGTAGGGATTAACTACTGAGTGTTATTTATATATTTCTTATATAATACACTTTCTTTTTCGTAAGCTTCATTTTCATCAAGCTCACGCTGTTCGTGTAGTTGTTGGACATGTACCATTTCGTGGCACAAGGTTAAGATAGTTTCCTTGAAACTAAGACCTGTATCAATCTCAATATCGTACTCATCATCTTCTGCAGAATCAGTGGTCCAACCTTTAACATTATCTTCTGATATATCTTCAACCTCAACAGATACTAAAATCTCTTGAGGAATCTTCAATTCCTTCTTACAAAAATCAACTATATCTTCGAGTAACGCCATGGTTACCTCCATTCTATTTTCTACTCATACCACATGGTGGATCCAATTCGCTTTTTAATTCTTTAATAATTTTCTTTGATTCTTCAGCAGCTGCAGATATATCATACCTCTGATACCACTGTCCCATCATACCCATCCGCTTGACTTTATCCTCAAGCAGTTCTAACTTTTCTGTCGTCGACATCAAATTATCCTGTGTGATATAGACTTATTTATACAATATCAGCACTCAAACATTCAATATTAGCAACGCAATCTCCATAACCAGAAATATAATCTTCATATTGTTTTACAATAACAGGATTATCTCTACAAGATTCTGGTAAAGTTTGTGGGTTTTCACATTGTTCATTCGCTACCCAACCAGCTACATAAAATTGGTTGTGTGATCTAAAGTGTTGCTCTCTATTTTCAGCTGTTACTATCATTATACTATTCCCTCAATTATGTTATAAACGTCTTTCCAAGTTCTTGCACGATCACAAGGATATTCACAATCTCTGTTCCATGCATGATCGATAAGGATACTCCTTAAACTAGCATCGTTACCCATTTTAATGTTCGCACCTTTGTCTTCTATCCACCAACATTCTGATCCACCCCAATCATTGACTAAGACTTCATCTTTGTCTTGTCCAGTGTTGAGTATAGTAAACCCTTCGAACACATCACCAAATACATTGCGCAAGTTCTCTTTACGATACTCTTGTGCAAGTTTGCAATTAGTTTGAGAAGTAATGACATGGAAAATATATCCATGCTCTTCATGTAACTTACGTACATATTTAATAGCATCACGTAATGGTGATAGCTTCTTCATTTCTTCTGATCTGTTGAACAAGTTGACATATCTTGAACCAGTTTTCTGTGCAACTCCAACGGCTTTCGCAACGTTGTAGTCATCACTTAATCTATGTAGACCTTCAGTCCTCTCTAACCAACGATAGAAATGAAACTCCCAATCGAGGAGAACTCCATCGCAGTCAGTCAATATTACCTTATCTTTTATTTCACGTAGCATATACACTCCTTTTTGCTATTGATTCATCATATCTGTCCATGGTATCCCAAGCTTCCTTAGGTAATTCGCTATACTTACAGCCCATAGATTTCTGTAAGTCTGGTTTTCGCAATGTATCTTGATCTAAGAAAGGATGAAAACCATCTTTGTCTAACCATAGTCTACAAGAACGAAGGCGAATACCTTCTAAATTATCGATTGTCTTACGCTTTGATTCTTTAATCCACATTATACTTGACTCCAAATAATAAAATTAATAACTATTAACATAATGATAATAAAATTTTTCATGATGTTTTACCTTTTTTCTTCGAAGGACCCATCACAGATTGACCTTTAAAATAACCACCGCTCTGTTTCTCTAAAGTCTTACGTGTTTCCTCTGGTGAAATAACTTTTACTGTGCCACCATTCTTGATAAACTCTTCGACCTCAGGAGATCTTTTAATATTCTTAGAATATTTGATTGATGTTTTCTTTAAGCTAGCCAATTGTTTACTCCTTTTTCATAAACTGCGAAAGTATCTGCATGTGCTTTAGGACACCATGCTTGTGGTCTTTTAAAACCTGGTTTAGACTTACCTCTAAAGATATATCTAAATGTTTTAACACCATCTAAGCTATCATAAAACAATAAAGATTTTTGAACATCTTTAAGGTATTTTATTGGAATGCCTTTGTAAAAAGAAGCTTCGCTTTCAGGTGATTCGTATTTTTCTAGTATATTAAGTATATTCATTTTGATTCCTTTTTTATTAAATATGGTACCATTATAACATGTTTTGTACCGAATTGGAGATTATTTTTGAAAAAATTCATATTATGAAGTAAGAGCAGCAAGTTGTGATCTAAGCTGGTTACGATCTGCAATAAGTCTATTGATATGAGCTTGACATCTTGCCCAATCAAAAGCTGCTTGATTAGAATCAACTTGTTTTTGAAGACGAGCATTGTCATCTTTAAGTTGATTAACTTGATCAACAAGACGAGCGTGTCTGTCTTGGATTCTTTGATCTCTTGTACCTTGTTTCAATCTATTTCCTACTTTCATAACATTTCCTTTTTCATTTAATATAGGTATATTATATCATAGAAATGAGGTCTTTGGAGAAAACTTATAGAGCCAGGGAAGACTATTCGGTGTGCCAACCAATCAGTAGTCCTGTATAGCTTGGATGAGTTGCTTATCCCAATCATCTCGATGTTCAATGAATACTTGTGGTTCTGCATCATCCACAGAGATAATTGTTACTAATTGTGTGATAGGAATACCAGTTCTCTCCTCCCATGCAATTGCATAAAAGCATTCTTGCATAAAGTATTGCGATATCCATTCCTTTTTCTTTGTCTTACGACTTGTCTTATAGTCTATTATAGACAACTTACCATCGAACTCTGCAACACAGTCAACTCGACCTGCAACTTTTAAATGATCAGAATACAATGGCAATTCTTGTCCATATACTGTGCCAATTCTTGTGTCTAATATATTCTTAATTCGTTTAAAGTCATGCAATATATTAGGCATTAAATCTTTTGCATAATCAGGATCATTGTTGACATAATTCTCACATACTGCATGAACAGCTGTGCCACGACCTGCGGCTCTACGAGATATTTCATTTGCAACATCATGACCTACACGATCACGCCATTCCATAATAGCTTTCTTACTTAGTTTACCAAGTACTGTTGTTATAGAAGGATAATCACCATTCGGTGTTTGATATTTTCTACCACCTTTGTTTGTAGTAGTTAGGTCATTATAACCTAAATCAATGGGTTCATGTTTAAACATCTTTATTCAACTCTACTAGTCCACAGTGAGTACCACCAGTTTTTATTCTTAGGTCATATTTTAAAAACGATGCTTTTTTAAATGTTTCCATATTATACCAACCTTTATTTCTTCCAGGATATTTTTCTTCGTCAGGTAAATAATCATGGAAAATAATTTTAAAATGATCTGTAGTTCTTTTTAATATTTCCTCACAATCATAAACACCAATTGCACCATCAACAAACACAAAATCAAATTCAAAAGGAACACCTTCTAGTTTCCAATATTCAGAACTTTTACAATGATATCTGTTTATTGAATCTTCTATACCAATATACTGAAATATATCGTCTTTATCAATAGTATGTACCTCTGCTCTGTTTGCTATTAAAGCAGTTGTACTTTTACCTGTACCAGTACCTATCTCTAATATCTTTTTAGCATAACGACTTTCTTCTAACAAAAATCTAAAATCTTCATCTGAAATCATCGATCATAATCTGTTTGTTTCATTCCAAATCTTCCTGCATTCTTTGTAATCTCACTCATACGATCTTTGAATCCATCATCTGTTTGTGACCATAGTGATTTAACACCTGAAACTACTTGAGGTTGCTTGTTAATTATTTGATGGCAATCATGTTCTTTATAATAGGCATCAAGATCTTTCCAAGACATTGTGTCTTCCCACTCTTTACCAGTTTTATTGCTTTTGAAATCGTATGTTGGCATCTTCTCTATTCCTTAGTGTAATACTTTTCCACCATCTATATAGCCACATCACCTTTATTGGGTGGTGTTCTGGATTAGGCAATTCATCTTTAAAATACTCCATGAATTGTCTTAGTTCGTCCTCGCTCAAAACTCTCCTGCACTATCTATCAACATTTTCATACGATTTTCGATTAGATATGTTAATATATTTTGACGTGATGGATACTTATAGTTCTTATATGTATTTATAGCTGCTTCACGAATACCATCTGGAGTATTTGTCAAATCAATCATTTGTACATTACGCATAAAGTTACGAAAGACATTAGGCTTCATAATCATTTCTAAGTCATCACGATTATCCCAATATTTATCGATAGCTTTCTTTGTCATAGGTGTTTGTCTTGCTGCTGTTACGAATACATCATCATGAGAGTTAGCATTAGGAACACCATCACCAGCATCACCTTTAAGTAAGTGCTCGAATAAGTATCTACGTGGATTGTCTTCTTTAATCATTTTATTAAACATAGGTGACCATTGTATGACATGACCGTACTGCTGTAATTGAATAAAGTCTTTATCAGCAGAGATAATAACAACATCTTCACCACCGAAGTCAGACATCTCAACAGTTAATGCACCAATGATATCGTCTGCCTCTGCACTATCGATCTTGATAACAGCGTAGGGGAAGTTCTCACGTAAGTCTTGGAGTGTAGATTCGATTAAATCAAAGATCTGCTGCCAATCATGTTTATCTTTAGAACGATTAGCTTTACGCTGAGCTTTATATTCTGGGAATACTTCTTTACGCCAAGAGTAACTATCGCATGCAATAACCATTTTACCATGATCAGCTTCTTTGTATTTGTTACGATATACACGAAGGTTATTAAGAATGATGTGTTTAACTAAGTTTTCACTAAGCTCTTCACCACGTTGTAATTGACCCATGATGGATCCAATTGCTAAACCATTAAAATCTACTATTACCATATTTACCTCTATTCATAATATATACCTATTATAACATGTTTTACTGTGGATGTACATAGTCTTCAGCTAAATTCTTCACTGAACCTATACCAATCTTTACAGCTATAATACCGTTATAATTGTTCTCATTCAATAATACATTCTCATCGAATTGTATTTTTGCTTCCATATAGTTTGTATCACCTCGAGTCTTACACAAACAAATAATTTCACGTTTGAAGTTCTCTTTGCCTAACTTCTCTATATCTTCATTAAGTCTATTACTCGATCCCCAATATTCTTGCCAATCAGTTTCTTTCGTGACCTTACGTTTTCTTTTAAAACCTTTTAATGGATTTAGCTTTCTTACTGTTTTAAAATACTTTCTCCCAATATAGTCCATGCCATTAGTGAGATTAGTAATCCTATAAACAAACCCGTAATAACTGCCAATATCAGCAGACGTAAATCTTTGTCCATTATGCGTCCAATCGTTCTTCATCGTGATCGTATTCTGATGCATCATATCCTCCACGTTGGGCCCATTCTAAATTAGCACCGCAAAA